TTGTGCAGATGACGGTAATAATGAATTTGGATCTGTAGCTAATGTTTTTGCACTGTTTAACATATCTGTACCCTTTTGTCCAAATAAAGTTCCAACAACTCCTGTTAATGCTGTCATTGCTATACCGTTATTTTTACTATCAGGTGCATCTATATCTGGCATATTTGGTCCGTCTATATCTGGTCCTTCTACATCTGGTTGATTTGGTGCAGAACCAGTTGTTGTTGTAGTTGAAGATGTTGTTGAAGTTGAAAATCCTGGTAATCTTACACCTACACGATTTGCTATTAATGTTGCTATTAATAATCCTACTGTTCCCATTGATGTTGCACCTAAAATAAGAGCAACATTAGGTGATTGTGAATCTGATGCAGCTGCTCCTCCACCTGTTGCATTTTGTGTTGGTGTAATACTTGCATTTGAAAATAAAAATATTGGTGAACCAGATATACTTAATATAATACTTGGTGATAATGTAGGTGTTTTAGATACAGATGTTGATAGTGAAACAGATGATAAAACAGATGTTGAAACAGACGTTGAAACAGAAGTAGAAGGAAATATAGAAGATGTTACTGATGGTGAAATTGATGATGTTACTCCAGATGAAATTGATGGTGTTACTGAACTAGAACGTGTTTGAGATACAGTAGAAGAATAAGATATACTTGGTGAAATTGATAATGTTGCTCCAGTTGAAATTGATGGTGTTATTGAACTAGAACGTGTTTGAGACATAGTAGAAGAATATGATTTTGAAGAACTAGTTGTTTGTGATACACTAGATGTATAAGATGTACTTAATGAACTTGATGGTGTTATACTAGATGATGCAATATTAGAATTAGAAATTGATGATGTTGCAGAAATACTAGATGAAAAACTTGGAGAGATAGAAATTGATGGTGAAACTGAAACAGATTGTACTGGACCAGTATAAATTTCTAAATATGCTGTATTACTAGATGTATACCAAAATACGCTAGTTGGTGGATTTGCACTTGATGTTGTATAAAAAGAACCAGAAATTGGTGTTAAACCTCCACCAAATATATATGAACCTGAATTTCCTAATAAAAATTCTACATTTGAATTAGATGCACCATAAAATACTAATGAATATGTATTACCACCTAAAAGAGAATATGCAACAATATTACCTAAATTAGTTAAAACAACTGCTTGTTGAGAAACCCCTGGGAAGGATCCAGGGCTTGTTAACGTAATTTGTGCTGATGCAAGTACGCTACCAGTTGGTTGATTAGCTGCATTTGCTGCCATCAAACCTATTGTAAATGTTGTAGAACCAACAGAACCGGGCCAATATTGTAAAGCAATACTAGTAATTGCTGTATTTGAATAAATACTTGGTACTGTAAAACTTATTGCTTGTCCACTTGTCATTGGATTATGACAACATCCTGTCATTCCTGTAAACCATGGTGCAGGTAAAGTAGCTGTTGGTGATGGTGTTATGCTTACAGTTGGTGGAATTGATGCACTCACTGATATACTAGCAGATAAACTAGAAGATATTGATGAGCTTACTGTAGGTGTAACTGATGGTAAAGTAAGACCAAGTTGACGAATTACATTACCTTGAGAATCAGCAGTATAAATTGTATTTTTATTTGGATTATATATTAGACCAATTGGATTATTATAACTAACTTGTGTTCCTGTACCATCAATACTTTGTGTAATATTATTACCGCTTAGTGTTATTACTTGAGCATTCCATAATGTATATAAACTAATTTTACGAATTACACTTTGACCAGATACTGCTTGAGATACATATAATGCATTATGAAGTCCATCATATTCTAAATCCATTGGATTATTAAAAGATACACCTGTTCCTGAACCATCTATACTTGTACCTGCTGGTCCATTACCACCTAAAATATTTTGTGATGAACTTGCTATTCCTGGTGATGATAATTGAATATAACGAATATTATTCCAATAAGTATCTGTTACATATAAATTCATATTATTATAGCGAATACCAGTAGGTTTACCAAATTTACCTTTGTAACCACCATAAACATCTTGCCATCCTATTACACCTAATGTTCCTATTGGAGTTGTTACATTTTGAGTAGAAATATTAATTGCACGGACTGCAGCACATCCTGTATCTGCTACGTATAAAAACTGATTTACTTGATCTATTGCAATCCCTTCTGGATTTGTAAAAAATGCATTAGTTCCAATACCGTTTGCACATCCAGGACCAGATTCTGGATCTCCTGCTATATAATTAAGTTGTAAAGTAGCAAGATTAATACTTCGAATTACATTAGAATCTCTTTCAACTGCATAAAGAATATTATTAATACTATCTAATGCTAAACCTGCTGGAGAATTCATTGCTGCATTTGTACCAATACCTGTTCCTGTATCTTGAATATTCCACATACCCGCAACGCTTGTAACTATATTAGTTGTTAAATTTAATAAACGAATTTGGTCAGCTGGACTTGCTTCCGAAATATAAATACCTGAATAATCTGGTGTAAATACCATATATTGTGGTGCTGGTACACTAGCTGATGTTCCTACACCATCCATTTGTACTACATTTCCCATACCTGCAATTGTTGTAGCTTGAAAATTTAAATTTGGTAATGCAGATACCGTTGCTGATATACTTGGTGATAATGAAGCTGATAATGATTTACTAGGTGAAATTGAACGTGATGCCATTATTGATGTTGTTGGTGTTGGTGATGGTATAATTTCTGTATAAGATACAAAGAATGCAGAACCACGATTGGCAATATTTACCATATCAGCACCAATTTGGTTACCACTACCATCATAGAATGTTGCCTGACTAATTCCAGTTTGTGTAGTTGTACCAACTGCTGATGATGAGAAATCCATATAATACCAATGATTTTGTGATGAACTATCTCCACAAGAATTAACACCGCATGGAGAATTATACCATGATTGACCAGCTGCAGCAACTTGCACTGCTAAGTCACAATTTGGTGCACAACATGATTGAATACCTGATGTAGATAATCTAGCAGTAGATGGATTTCCATCTAATTGTATATTTGCAGGCATTGCTTGAGTACCATAAATAGCAAACGCAATTTGCTTTACTTTGAGACCAGTTGAACCTGGTGATAAACTTTGACTTAATCCAACATTTAATGCACCAGAATCTGTTCCACAACCTAATGTTGTAGCTGTGAAACCATTGTAATCATATCCTGGTGTTTGAGCATTTATTAACGGAAATAATAACCCTAAAAGAGCTGTGAATAAACGCATATACTATTCTTATATAATTTTATTATGTATATAAAGAAAATAAAATTATTATTAAATTATTAATTAGAATATGCTAAACCGCCCATACCACTCATTACACGAAGTACGTTATAATTAAATGCATAAATATTGAGTGTAGCTGCTGTTGGAAGATATATTGATGAAAATGTAGCTGATGCACTAATATTAGATGTTCCTAAAGCACGACCAATAGTAAGTTGTAATGTAGCATTATCAATACGAGAAAAATTACATGTTCCAGATGGCTGATGTTCTTGAGGTGTAAGTGCAAATGAATATACATTAATACCATCTGATGGTGTATTTGTAAAACATTGATATGGTTGAACATAGTTAAAATAATTACCATCACGAATATTAAAACGATCGTGACCATTTAATTGGAGTAAACCAGTTAAGACAGGATTTTCACTTCTGTCTAATTGGAGACCATAATTAGTCCAATCATATACGACATAATCCCATACAGATGAGCCTTGATTATTATATTGTGATGAATTACGAGTAATACCAGGACTGGATGCTAAAACTACACTTTCAAGTGTAGCACAATCAAGAGATAATACATCAATTGGCATTAAACTTCCTGTAATTGTAAGATTATCTGGAGTTAAAACTAATGGATCTACAAATACTGCAGCTGCATTATTAAAATATGTTAAATAATTACCAGCTAACAATGGATTAGGTAAAACAGTATTTTGTGTTGATGAACTAGGTTGAAGTGAACCACTCACAATAAGAGCATATGCAAGAATAAATCGTTTGGTAGCTAAAAGTTGCATCGCATCATGACTATCTGAATTATATGCTAAAAAACGTAAACCAGTTATCCAACGTGCTAATTGAATATCCCATGCGAGAAATTTGCATGGATGATTAAATATTAATCGTGTACGTGTTGCTGTTGTTGATATACTTTCAGATGCTGGAAATTGTACTTGTTCAATAAGATATTCGTGTGTAGCTTGTGCAAAACGTTTGCGTTCTTCTTGGTCAAGATATATATAATCAACCCATAATGATGCATATGCAATAGAAGGAATTGTAGCCCATGATGTTCCAGTAATAATAGTTCCATTACCATAATTAGTAATAATTAATTGATTTAAAGGTGCTATGTCAAATGTAATACGTACTTCATGATATTGTAAAGCAATTAATGGTATTCCTAATCCATCATGTCTGCAATGAAAAAATTGGAGAGGAACATTAAGTGTATATTGTTGATTCTGATTAGGAGCGTTAAAGCCATATTGGTCACTAAGTGATGTCATTTCTGGTACATTACCAATCATTCTATTATAACCACGAACTTGTCCAACAAGTTGAGTAAGTTCAAACCAAATATTGAGCCAATCACCATATTGTTTATCAATTTGAGTACCACCAATTTCTAAGAAATAATCTTGAATTAAAGCATGACCTAAGCGAGGTGTCCATGCCCATTGAGGTGTAAATAATTGACCACCTGGTGAAAGAGTAATTGGATTAAGCACTCCTTGATTAAGAATAACTCGAAGATACATTTTTGTTACAACATCAGCATTACGAGTTAATTGAACTGTTACACGTGTATTAAAATCAAATGTACCTGCAAATGTTTGTTCAATTGCTTCAGAAGCAAAATTTGTATATCTGCGATAAACTACTTTGAAAAATGTAATTTGTGGATTACCTGTTAAATATATATCTTGTGCACCATATGCGACAAGTTGAACTAAACCACCACCTGCCATTTTTAATCTATATATATATATGATATATTTTTTTTAAGTTGATATTTTGAAAGTAAGATTATTTTATAGTATAATATATAAAATAATAAATAAATAGTACGTCTAGTTGGAGTATGCAAGACCAGCCATACCGCTCATGACACGGAGAACGTTGTAGTTGAAAGCATAGATGTTGAGTGTGGCAGCAGATGCAAGGTAGACAGATGAGAAGGTTGCAGATGAGCTAATGTTGGCTTCACCGAGAGCACGACCGAGGGTGATTTGGAGTGTGGCGTTATCAATACGGGAGAAGTTACATGTTCCGGATGGTTGATGTTCTTCAGGTGTGAGGGCAAATGAGTATACGTTAATACCATCAGAAGGTGTGTTGGTGAAGCATTGGTATGGTTGGACGTAGTTGAAGTAGTCACCATCACGGATGTTGAAACGATCATGACCGTTGAGTTGGAGTAAACCAGTTAAGAAAGGATTTTCGGTTCTGTCGAGTTGGAGACCGTAGTTATCCCATTGGTAGACGACGTAATCCCATGCAGCTGAACCTTGGTTGTTGAAGACAGATGTATTACGAGAAATACCAGCACAGGCAGCTAAGACTGTGGATTCGAGTGTGGCAGAGTCGAGGGAGCAAACATCGAGAGGGAGTAATGTACCAGTGATGGTGACGTTATCAGGGTCGAGAACGTATTGGTCAACGTAGACTGCACCAGCGTTGTTGAAGTAGTTGAGCCAGATACCAGCTAATTGAGATTTACCTAAGATGCTGTTGCTGGTGAGGGGGTTAGGTTGGAGAGCACCGGATGTGAGTGAGGCATAAGCAAGGATGAAACGTTTAGTGGCTAAGAGTTGCATAGAAGTTACATCATCTGCATCGTATGATAAGTAACGGAGACCAGAGGTCCAGCGGGCTAATTGGAGATTCCAGACAATGAATTTGCATGGGTGGTTGAATGTTAAGCGGGAACGTGTGGTTGTGGATGTAACAGTTTCTGGTGATGGGTATTGAACTTGTTCAATGAGGTATTCGTGGGTGGCTTGGGCGAAACGTTTGCGTTCTTCTTGATCGAGGTAGATGTAGTCGACCCAGAGAGAAGCATAGGAAACGTTAGGAGGTGTGCTTGACCAGATTGGTTGACCACCGTTGGCGTAGTTGGTTACAATTAATTGATTGAGTGGGGCAATATCGAAGGTAATACGAACTTCGTGGTATTGGAGAGCAATTAATGGTAAACCTAAGCCATCGTGTCTGCAGTGGAAGAATTGGAGAGGAACGTTGAGGGTGTATTGTTGACCTTGGTTGGGTTGGAGACCAGTGTTGTTGTAGTTGAGTTGGTTTGTTAATGATGTCATGGCTGGGACGTTACCGACCATTTTGGCGTAACCACGAACTTGACCAACAGGGTGGGTGAGTTCGTACCAGATGTTGAGCCAGTCACCGTATTGTTTATCAATTTGAGTACCACCGATTTCGAGGTAGTAGTCGTTGATTAAGGCATGACCTAAATTGCGTACCCAAGCCCATTGAGGGGTGAAAGATTGACCACCAGCGAGTGTAACGTTGGCGAGTAAACCTTGGTTGAGGACTACACGGAGGTACATTTTGGTTACAACGTCGGCATTACGAGTTAATTGAACAGTTACACGGCTTCCAAAAGAGAATGTACCAGTGAATGTTTGTTCAATTGCTTCAGAAGCAAAGTTTGTGTGTCTACGGTAGACAACTTTGAAGAATGTGATTTGGGGGTTACCAGTTCGGTAATTCTCCATACTTTCATATGGAGCCGGACTATATCTTAGGCCTTCATTGAGAACTGCTAATTCTCTCAGACCCACTTACATTTAGTCTCTGGACTGCATCCATAGATCTTGCATAACGATCATTAGGACTTGGCTCAGTGCTCATCAATTTAGGATTTATATTTAAATTATTTTTTTCTAATCCACATTTGCCTGCTTATTACCATACCCTAGGCTGCTATTCTAGGCCATTAGATTGTTTCTAATCTAACTTGGTACAGGATGTAAAGAAATATATAATTCTATTTTAGTATTATGATTATTTATTAATGATTCATCTATCTTATTATTTTTTCTGTAATTTTCTTTTTTTTCACACGGTCTGAGATTTTTCCAATTAAAACATTTTTTAATATCTTCATCTTGTTCTAGATTAAAATTACTACATGGTAATACATGGTCAATATCCCAATATGTTCCTTGATTTGTCCATGACATATTTTCATCAAATTGATATTCAATCCATTTATGAAAATATTCTAAACTTACACCAAGATACATTAAGGAACTTGAATATATTTTTTTACCTGTAACTGTTTTATTAAACCGTGTTCTTAATATTTTTTTCATTCTATATTGTGAATCATTTTTATATTTTTCTCTATCTCGTGTATTTGCATGTTCTTTATTTATATTATCGTATTCTTTTTTCCAATTTTTTCCATTTGTATTATACCATTCTTGTTGTTTAGATTTAAGTATATTTTGATTTTGTTCTCTATATTCTTTTGCATATTCATTTGTACAATCTTTACAACGATGATGATATGAATTTTTTATTTGAGATCTGATAGTAAATTCGGAAATATTTTTATCTTTAAAACATGTATTACACTTTTTTGTTGTCATAATAATATTATAGATATCTCTTTACACTTTTACAACTTTATGATTTCGCCTGAATTTGAAAGTGTTGCCATCAATTAATATATAATTTTCATTTTTTAATTAATGACTAGCGGATGTGTATGCAAATTGAGGTGGCATTCAATTTACAGTATATAACACTAACTGATTTTCCTAAAGAACATATATACGTGTTCTTTAGCAGTCCGCTTTTCTACCCAACTAGTTTAGGTAAACATCTTGCGCGCCGTAAGCTACGAGTTGAACTAAACCACCACCTGCCATTTTTTAAGTATATAACTATATCCCAGAAATTATTTTTTGAAATATTAACCTAAAATAATTAAAAAAATAATTAAAAACTAAATGTTTTTTTCAATATGCCCTTTTTTATTTATTTTTTTTAGTTCAGTAATTATTAGATACCAAATTTATTTATATGATTTATGGTATATTTCCATGAGAAATATTTTATTTTATATATTTTTTAGTATGATTATTAAATATAACGCAAATTAATTATATTTTCTACTTAAATATTTTTTCTTTTGTATAACATGTCAACATTTAAAGAAAAAACAACCAAATATTCTTCTTTTGTAAATAATAAAAATAGAAAAAAACAAGCTAATATTCAAGATACCGTTGACATTTGTCATCAAAAGAATATGGAAGCATTTAATCAAAGACACGATATGGTAGGAAAATGGAAAGCTAAAATAGAAAAATACAAAAGTGATATAGATATAATAAATGCAAATCCTCAAAATCTTGAAACTGATAATAAAAAGAAATTATATCAAGAGAAAATAGAAATGTTAACTAAAAATATCTCAGAAACTGAAAGTCACCATTCTGAATTAGAATATTTTTATAATACTGTTGATATTTTAGTTAATTATTACGAAGAAAATGAATCATCACCACATACTGCTAACAAAGCTTCTTTATTAAATGATTATCTTAAAATAACAAATCATACTACTAATAAATTATCTCATAATGCAATCCTAGAATGTCCTGAATGTAAAACTGAAATGACAGTTCATCAACATGATGGATTAATGGTTTGCACTGGTTGTGGTCGATCTAATGACATTTTATTAGATACTGATAAACCTAATTACAAAGAACCCACTCAAACTAGTAAAAACTATACTGCTTATAAAAGAAAAAATCATCTTAACGAAAAAATTAATCAGTTTCAAGCTAAAGAAACAATTGATATCCCTCCTGAAATTTATGAAGAAATCAAAAGTGAAATTAAAAAATTACGCTTGTCCAATGATGATATTAATCATAAAGTTATGCGTGATATCCTTAAAAAACTTGGTCATAATAAATATTATGAACATATCACTCACATAATTTGTTTCTTAACTTGTAAATTACCTATTACTATTACACGTGAAGCTGAACATAAAATAGATATGATGTTTGAAGAAATTCAAGAACCTTTTGAACTATTCAAACCTAAAAATCGTAAGAGTTGCTTAAACTATAATTATTTAATGCACAAATTCTTTGAACTTTTAGAATTAGATGATTATCTTATTTATTTTCCTTTACTCAAAAATCGTGAAAAATTACAAGAAGTTGATATGACATGGAAACGTATTTGTGAACACTTAAACTGGGAATATTATCCATCTGTCTAAAAAATTGATAATTTTAATTTAAACATTTTAAAACTATTAAATAAAAATGAACGCCAATAAAGCAGTCGCAAATGCAATTAATGAAAAAATTCTAAAATATATTACTCATAAATCAAAAGTTATTGGTGAACGTGTCTATTGGGCATGTATTGATAAAGTATTTGAAGCACAACAATACGAAGAATATGATATGGATTCTAGTAATAATATTTATGTATCTTATTCTCTAAAGAAAGATGAAAATATTATTAATCAACCACATGATTCTATTACTTGTCAAATTATTTCCGATTATCGTAAAAATTTAAAAATTAGATTAGTATCTGAAGGATTTTATGTATCATATAATGATGATGAAATTAGATTATTCTTTTCACCACCTATTATAGATAGTGATTTTGAAATTGAAGATGAAGATTTAGAAACAAATATAAATAAACTACGTTTTACTTCGTAAAACTACGTCTCGTTACACTCGTTTTATGCTATTCGCATAAAATTCGCTACGCTCAGTTCGTTCCACTCACTTATTATGATTTTTATTTAATTTTTATTTAATTTTTAATAATAATATAAATTTATCTAGGGTGAGCATAGCGAACTTTGACGCAGTCAAATTTTACGAAGTAAAACGAACGTAGTGAGATGAAGCGTAAGCGTAATTTAATTAATAGTTTAAAGATTAAAATACTTTTTTTATATATGGGAAAAGGTGATTTTAAATTAGAAATAAGAGGAGATGTTGATTTTTTAACAGACTTTCCGCAGATATCATATTTTGATGTAGTCTATAAAAGATATACTAATTTTGCAACTGAAATGATTTATTTACCAATGTCAGGTTCATTAGAATTTGGAGAACAAATAACATGTATTTTACCAAAAAGTGGAGATTTAATTCATAAAATGTATTTTACTGCTACATTATCACAAGTATCTATTCCAAGAACAAATCCAATTTCACCTATTGATAGAACTACTGCTGTCGATATTTATAATGATTATTTAACTTTTTTAAATATTATTTATCCTGTTTATAGAAATATTGCATCTGAATTAAGTAATATTAATTATAGTATATCTGATATTGCTACAATTTTTAATACTATATTAACTAATAAAACATATAATTCATATCCTGGTACTGCACCTTACAACGCTTTTAATGGTAGTAATATTGATTTTATTCAACAATATGCTGCTGTGACTAATTATGGTACACCTTCTTATAATCCAACATTAGCATTTAATAGTACTACAGGTGCAATTAATTTAACTATTTATAATAATTTTGTATGGGCTACTACTTACAATGATAAAATTTTATTTGAAAATACTCAAGGTCCAGCAACTATTACAAATTATAATTTTTCATGGTTACCTAATATT